CCATCGAGCAAGTGCAGTACCAAGCCGCCGTCGTCCAGGAGCTGTGGCGGAAGACGAACTTGCCCGTGCGCGGCGTGCGGCCCGACCGCGACAAGCTCGCGCGCTTCCTACCCCTCGAGGCCAGGTACGAGCAGGGCCTCATCTGGCACGCGCACGGCCTCCGCGACTTCGAGGACGAACTCCTCAGCTTCCCCGAAGGCGCGCACGACGACCTCGTTGACGCAAGCGCGTACGCGTTCGCGCACTTCACCAGCCCCGGCCCCCAACTCTTCCTGTGACGAGAGGAGCACCCCATTGAGCGTACTCACCCGCATCCGCTCCCTCCTCACCGGAGGCACCCGCAACCAACTCAACGACCCCCGCTACGGCCTCTCCTTCGGCAGCATCATCCCCGGCAGCGACATCGACACCAGCCCCATCACTACCAAACGCGAAGCCGCCGAAAACTACTCGGGGTGGGTGTTCGCCGCCGCGTCCTTCATCGCCGAGGAAATGCGCGCCCTCGACTGGAACCTCTACCGCATCACGTCAGAGACCAAGGACGAGTGGGTGATCGACAACCGCAACCCACTCAACGACATCCTCCACAAACCCAACCCCACCGAAACATGGGGCGACCTCCTCGAACGATCCGACCTCAGCTTCAGCATTCACGGCGAGTTCTACTGGCACATCATCCGCAACGGCGACCGACCCATCGGACTATCCCTCATTCTCCCGCACTGGGTGGACGAACCCGTCTTCGATAGGGAAGGCCGGCACGCCAGCTGGCGCGTCACCATCCCCGGCTACGCACCCAAGCAACTTCCGGTCGAGGACGTCATTCGCGTCTTCCGCCCGCACCCGCTATCCCCCTGGGCTGCCGCGAGCCTGGTGGAAGCCGCCGCGGTGTCTCACTACTTCGACCTCTACCTGCGCGCGTACGGCCTCACCATCTTCCGCAACGACGGCGGCGTACCCGCCGGCCTCCTCAGCGCCGACGCCGAACTCACCAGCGAACAAGCCGACCTCATGCGCGAACAATGGCGCCAACGCTACTCCCAAGCCCGCGGTGAAGTCGCCGTCCTCGGCAAGAACAGCAAGTACCAACCCATCAGCATCCCCATGAACGACCTGAAGTTCATGGAGATCGGCGACTTCAACAAGCAGCAGATTCTTGCGATGTTCCGCGTGCCACCGAGCCTGTTGGGTGAGGCGCAGGATGTGAATCGCGCGAGCATCGACGGGCACCTCTACAGCCTTCAGCGGCACGCGCTACGGCCGCGCGCCATGCGGTACGCCGAAGTCATCCGCTCCCGCGTCCTACCAGCCTTCCTCGGAACGAGCGCGAGTGGGTACTGGTGGCAGTTCGAGAACGTCGTCAGCAAGGACCGCGCTGCCATCCAACTTGAAGCGCAAACCAGCCTCGAGGCTGGCGCCATCACGATCAACGAGTACCGGCAGAAGCTCGACCTCGATCCGGTGCCGGATGGGGACGTGTACCGCATCCCCACAACCGTCAGCCTTACGGACTCGCTCATGCCTGCCGAGGCGACCGAGGCGGCGGTGGCGCAAGCGCCTGACGCGCGAGCGTGGGAGGCATCCCTCGTGGTCGCTGCCGCGAACCGCAGGGCGGACGCTGCCGAAGCCGCCGCCGAGGCCCTCCGCACGGAGGCGCTAGAGCGACGAGCGTACGCAGCCCTGCGGTCTCTGTTCGCGAGCTGGTGGCGTGACCGCGACGGCGACACGCTCCCACTCCACGGGCTCGAGGAGCACCACCTGACGACCGCTGACCTGCCCGACGTGCTCGAGGACGAAAGCCTTCACGAGTGGGTGGAGCGGTTGAAGGGCGCAGAGGGTAAGCGCCTCGCAGCCCTCAGCGTGCAGCGCGCGACGGAGGTGACCGCGTGACTATCGTGTGCCCGCACTGCGGCAAACCCATCGTCGTCAACCTCAAGCCCGAACGCGTCAGGCTCCCCAGCGATTGGCGCGAGCGCGTCCAGGAACGCGAGAAAGGAAACAGCGAATGAACCCCATCCGCACCCGCGCGTTCCTAGAAGAAGCCAACGAAGCCGACGCCCCACTCCGATTCGTCATCGCGTCCAAGGGCGAGAAGCGCGACGGCCTCGACCTCGAAATGAACCGCTTCGAGTTCGGCGCGTTCAACCGCAACCCCGTCATGCTCTGGCAGCACGGGCGCGAACCCACCCGCGGCGCGCTCCCCATCGGCCGCTGGCAAGCCCTCGAACGCAACGCCGACCGCATCACGGGCGAAGCCGTGTTCGACGCCGGCGACGCGTTCGCGATGGAAATCGCCCGCAAGTACCGCGAAGGCTACCTAAATGCCGTAAGCGTCAGTTGGCTCCCGCAACAGACCCGCGACGGCTGGCGGTACGAAATGCTCGAGGCGAGTGCCGTGAGTGTGCCGGCTGATCCTGACGCGCTGGCGTTGGGTCGCGACTTCGACGCTGTCATCCGCGAGTTCGAACGCGCCGAACAGCAAGCCATCCTTGACGAGATCGAACGCCAGATGTTGAAGGACGCCATCGCGCGTTCGCTTCGCCAGTCGTTTCTTTGACCCTCCCGCAGCGCGGCAGAAGCGGGTCAAACGCCACCCCCTCAACCCCAAGCCCCAACTCACCCCCATTGGAGGGACCACATCATGGCTAACGAAGCCACCTTCGAGCAGGAAGTCCGCGCTGCGGTCGCGCCTGTACTCGCCGAAATCCACGAAGCCAAAGCTGCCGTCGAGGAAATCCACCGCGACCTCATGAGCAAGCGCGAACGCGACACCGACGCTGACGCGCAAGTCGTCAAGGACCTCGAACTCCGCAAGATCGAAGCGGAAGCCGAAGTGCAAGCGCTCAACGAACGCGTCCGCAAGCTCGAACTCGAGGCGAACCCCGCCAAGCAGGAACGCGTCACCAAGGCCAATGACATGTTCCGCGGGTTCTTCCTGAAGGACGCCGACGAACTGCGCCGCATCGGCCGCGATCACGGCCCGCAGGCGCTCTCCCGCGCGCTCACCAGCGGCACCACCCTCTCCAGCGCGGGCGCCATGAACGCCGACCAGGAAGACCAGTTCCTCGACTGGCTCGTCGAGCAGCAGGTCGCGCTGTCCCGCGTGAACGTGCGCCGCATGGTCGCGAACGCCGCCTACTTGGACGAACTCGTGACCGGCACCCGAAAGCTCGTGGCCGCAACCGAAGCCACCGCCCCGAGCGTGTCCGACGCCTTCAGCGTCAGCCGCCGCAGCCTGGCGACCGTCGAGACCATCTGGGCCGAAGACCTGTCCTACAGCTTCATCGAGGACAACATCGAGCGCGGCAACATCGAGTCGCACATCGCGCGCAACCTCGCGCTCGCGTTCGGCAACGACCACAACGACCTCTTCTGGAACGGCGACGACGACGACAGCGGCGCCTTCCTCGGCATCAACAACGGCATCATCGACCTCGCGAAGGCCGACGCCAGCGTCACCGACTACGACGGCACCAGCGTCACCGCTTGGTCCACCGTCTTCAACGGCATGCTGAAGCTCCTGGACTTCAAGTACCAGGCGCGCCCCGACCTCGCGTTCTTCATTCCCTTCAGCGGCACGTTCGTGTACGCCGACGAACTCGCCGATCGCGCCACCGCCCTCGGTGACAACGTGCTCGTCAACGGCCAGCAGGCGCTGCGGTACTTCGGGATTCCCGTGTACGGCGAGCCGCACCTGACCGCCGACGAAGCCGTCCTGAGCCCGCTCGCGAACCTCGTGTGGGGCGTCCAGCGCGGCATCACGTTCGAGAGCGAGCGCAACACCCGCAAGCGCGTCATGGAGTACACGATCACCGCGCGCACCGACCACCAGTACAGCCGCAGCGAAGCCGTCGTTCTCGCCGACTCGCTCGACAGCACCCTCCACCCGTAATGCTAGTGCGCCTCAAACCAGGCGGGGCGCTCTCTCTCGGCGGCATGGGCTTGACGATCAAACCGGGGCAGGTTCACGACCTGCCCCGGTCCGTTGTGGAACGTCACGCTGGCCGCTTCGAGGTTGTCACGCCCGACCCCGCCTCACAGCCCGTGGTCGTGACGGACGTCAGCAGCCTGCACGTTGGGGGCGGCTGGTACGAGATTCCGGGGCACGTGCATCGCGTTCGCAAGGAGGAAGCCGAGTTGCTGTTGGCTGATTACGAAGCGACGGGATCGTGGCCCGAGGCGACCGTGCTTGAGGAACCGCAGGTGCTCAGGAAGCGCCGCCGGCAGCGTGCGGCTGGTGTCACGGGGTGACCGGGCAGCCGCTCGGGCCGCACAACGACACCAACGCCTTCAACGCCGACTGCCGCGACCCCGGCAGGTACCACATCACGCGAGCGGGCGCGACGGAGCTTGAGGTCTGCGAGTTCATTGCCGGCCTCGTCCGCGCTCTCCAACCCCGCGCGGTCATCGAGACGGGCACTGCGGACGCGGACACGACCATCCAGATCGGCACCGCGCTCCACGCGAACAAGCACGGGCGCGCGGCGACCATCGACATCAGCGCCTTCCGCGTCACCCGCGCCAAGAAGCGATTGGGTGATCTGCCCGTGAGCGTGTTCGAAGGCGACGCCACCACCTTCGGGTGGGACGTCTGGCAACCCGCACGCGACCGGCACGTGGACCTCGTCTTCATTGACGGCGGTACCGACCGAGGCGCCGAGTTCGCAAACGTGCTACCTCACCTGGCGCCGAACGCGCTGACCGTCTGGCATGACGTCGGGAATGACCTGGCGCCCGCTAAGGTCGTGCGCGACCTCGTGACTGCCGGCGTGCTGCTCGAGCCGTTGTACTTGCCGACCCCGCGGGGGTTGGCCGTGGCGAGGCTCGCATGACGCCCGACGCCGTGATGATTTCGCACGTGAGTCGCGCGGGTAACGTCCGCGACGAAAGCCTGCGTCAGTTGGCCGCAGCGGGCGTGCGGCCGCGCGTGTTCGAGAGCAACCCCGAACGCCCCGCCGACGGCGAGGTCAAGCGCCTCGCGTGGCACGCGATCACCAGCGCCCGCGCGAACCCGCACGGCGTGCTGTTCTTCGAGGACG